ATTAGATCAATTCGATTAATTATCAACCTAATTTATTAATGTACCATATTTATTAAAAAGGATAATATTATGAGCTCAAAATCGTTTGTAAAGTTATTACGAAAAATTATTAAAGAAGAAGTTCAAGATGCTGTACGTGAAGTACTAACTGAGCAGAAATCTAATTATAATCAAGTAATCGAACATGGTATGAATTTATCTAACATTTCAGAAAATACAATACCGACTCGGCCAATTGCAAAAAAACAGTTTACAAAAAATTCAATGTTAAATGATTTGTTAAATGAAACAGCTAACACTGTTCCATCTCAAGAACAATTAGATTGGAATACTATGAATTTTAAATCTGAAATGGCAGAATCTTTTGGTATGTCTACCGGTCATGGCGCGCCTATAGCAACCACCGGCATTAATGGAGAGCCAGTTAATATGAATAATCAATCAGTTGCATCAACAGTAAATGCTATGACAAAAGATTATTCTGCATTAATGAAAGCTATAGATAAAAAACGCGGTAAATAATGTCTAGACCAGTATATAAATACCAACCACGTAACGAATCGCCAGATGTAGCTATCGGTATTATGTTACCGTTCAATAATTCTAGTAAATCTAAACCTGTTACTCAGAATTACGCGTCTGGTAGTAATTCGGGAGGTATGGTATTTGCGCAATCATATACTACTCAAGAACAAGTTGTATCAAATTTAAAAAATTTGTTGTTAACACGTAAAGGTGAGCGATATATGCAACCTAATTTTGGTACTAATATTTATGATACTCTTTTTCAAAATAACGTGGATGATTTACGATTAACGTTAAAGGATAGTTTAACAGAAGATATTGAATATTGGTTACCATATATTAATGTAAATGATGTTGTCATATCAACTAGTAATGACATGCATGCATTATCAATCATGTTAAATTTTACAATAACTAATATTGGATCAGAAATGGTAATTAATATATTAGCATCAGAAAACAATTTTAGTGTATCGGATGCAACTCCGTCATTAGAACTACAACAAATTAATAGAGTATATTAAGGAAAGGTTAATTCATGAGTGATTTAATTAAAAAGGATGTAAAATATTTAAATAAAGATTTTGCTCAGTTTAGACAAAATTTAATAAACTTTGCAAAAAATTATTTTCCGGATACTTACCAAGATTTTAACGAATCTTCGCCTGGTATGATGTTTATAGAGATGGCATCATATGTAGGAGATGTATTATCATATTATACAGATACATCATTTCGTGAATCGTTATTAAATTCAGCTCAAGAAGATTCTAGTGTATTAGCTTTATCTCATCTTTTTGGATACAAGCCAAAATTAAATTCCCCAGCAACCTCTAATTTAGATGTATTTCAATTAGTAATTGCATCTGGGTCTGGAGAAAATGCTGCACCTGATATGTCATATGCATTATCTATTGGATCAAATATGGAATTAGAGAGTGAAGAAGGAGTAAAATTCAGAACAATACAGCCGGTTGATTTTAACGATGATCCAGAAATTTCTGTGTATGAAATTGATGGTGATAAAAATGTAGCTCGATATCTTTTAAAGAAACAAGTTAGTGTTGAGTCCGGAGAAATAAAACAATTAGAATTTTCATTCGATTCTCCTAAACCATATGATCGAATAACATTGCCAGATACAAATGTAATTGATATTGTAAGTATAATAGATTCTGCAGGTAATAATTGGTATAACGTTGACTATTTAGCACAAGATACTATTTTTGAAGATATTGCAAATATACCATTTAATGATCCAACTTTATCTAAATTTAGATCCACTGTACCTTATATTTTAAAACTACGTAAAACACCTAGAAGATTTATTACTCGGCTACGTGATGATAATCGTCTTGAGATACAATTTGGATCCGGTATTTCTTCTGATTTAGATGAAGAAATTATTCCTAATCCAAAAAATGTTGGAATGGGATTAGAATATCTTAAAAGAACAACTACTGATTCAATTGATCCTACCAATTTTTTATATACTAGCACATATGGTATTGCTCCTTCTAATACCACATTAACAGTACGTTATACTATAGGAGGAGCTGTAACAGATAATGTAGGTGTTAATTCAATAACAAAGATAAATTCTATATCATATTTAAATGAAACAAATATAGTAGATTTATCAGATTCAAAACAATCTGTCGCTGTTACAAATTCAGAACCAGCAACTGGTGGGAAGTCTAAAGATAATATTGAAAGTATTCGTCAAAATGCCATGGCAGCATTTGCGGCACAGAATAGAGCAATTACTAGAGAAGATTATATCGCAAGAGTATATGCTTTACCATCACGGTATGGATCGGTTGCTAAAGCTTATATTGTAGGTGATACTCAAATTAACGTGTCAGATCAGACATACCCATCAGATATAATTGATAATCCATATGCATTAAATTTATATTTACTAGCATATAATGCATCTGGTCAATTTGTTGAAGCAAATCGTGCCCTTAAAGAGAATATAAGAACTTATATATCACAATATCGTATGTTGACAGATGCTATAAATTGTAAAACGGCATTTATAATTAATTTAGCCGTCGACTTTGAAATTATTATACGTCCTAATTTTAACAGTAACGAAGTAATACTTGCATGTATTGCAAAATTAAAAACATTGTTATCAAATGAAAGAATGCAAATAAATGGGCCAATTGATATTTCTAGCTTAATTTCATCGCTAGATAAAGTTAATGGTGTACAAAGTGTTGTAGATTTTGATTTTACAAATAAAGTAGGTGGTGTATATTCTTCAAATATTTATGATGTGAAATCGGCTATTAAAAATAATATTTTGTATCCTTCTTTAGATCCTTGTATATTTGAAATAAAATATCCAAATGATGATATAAAAGGAAGGGTGATTAAACCTTAAGGAGATTAAATGTATAGAATATTTTATGCAGAAAAGGATACAACTTTATACGAGCGTTATCCAGACCAGAATGCTGGTATTGACCAAATTCTAGAATTAACAAAAAATGTATCTGGTTCTAGAATTGAAGGTAAGATTCGTAACAAGACATATAATTCTAGAATATTAATTGATTTTGGTTCAGAAATTACTAGTTTAGCCGCGGCTGTTACTAATGGAAAAATTCCACCAATTGGTACTAGCAATGCATCCGCTTCTGTGTATTTATCTTTAAGATCATCAGATGCTTCCGATTTATTACAAACATATAATTTACAAGCATTTCCAATATCACAGTCATGGGAAAATGGAAATGGTTATAAAAATGATACTCCTAAAACAACAAATGGAGCATCATGGTATTATCGAAACTCAAAAGATCAGGCAACATATTGGAAAACAGGTTCTGTTCAATATAATTGGCAACCATCGGCTACCGAAAAATATTTAGGTGGTAGTACATGGATTACCGGTTCATCATATGAAGCATCTCAATCATTTGAAAATCAGATACCTGATATACGTATGGATGTAACTGATATAGTAAATAATTGGGTTAAAGGTAATATTTCTAATCATGGATTTATAATTAAACGTACAAAAGATGATGAATTATCTGGAGATGTATTAGGTTCGATTAAATTTTTTGGTAGAGAATCTCATACTATATTTGTACCTAGATTAGAAGTGATATGGGATAATACATTATTTACAAATACATCTTCTGCTCAAATTACATCTGACTCATATGTTCCGTATTTTAAAAATATAAAATCAGAATATAAAACATCAGAAATAGCAAAATTCAGAATAGGTGTACGTCCAGAATTCCCGGCAAAGGCATATGTAACATCATCATATTATTTAACCGGAGAACGATTACCTACATCATCGTTTTATAAAATTTTAGATACCGAGACTAAAGAGACTATTATTTCGTATGATACCGATGGGACTAGAATTGATTGTGATTCAAATGGTAGTTTTTTTAAATTAAGAATGGATTCATTTATGCCGGAACGATATTATCAAATAGAAATAAAAATAGAAAGAGATGGCGGAGATGATATACAAGTATTTGATGATTTTTATTTTAAGGTTATTAACTAATGATAGATCGTTCAAAATATAAAGAATATAAATTAGTACAAACACGTATACAAGGCAATTTAGACTTTGAGTTTGAATTTTTTGATGCAACAATGGATAATACTAACGAGGTAGCTACAGATGAATTTATTTCTGATGTAAAATTATCTGGTGATTTTCATGACGCATTAATTAATAACGAAGTTCAGATCGTTTTAAAGTCTGGTAATGTAGAACCTATATTAATTCCTAATTATGAAACGTTAGAAGTTATGTTAGTTGAACGTAAATTAACTTATAACTCAATACGAGTTCAAACAAATATAGATAATTTTACGTATAATAATCTAGAAACGTTAAATAATCGACAATT